GGAGTCGCCATTGGCGGCGGTGCCCGCAGGATCTCTCTCAGCCTGCGCGACGGATCGTTCGAGCGATTCCCGCGAGTCGTACGCCTCGACCGGCAGGTCGTAGCTCACAGCCCGCATGAGATCGTCGAACGCGGGTGCTTCCTTGTCGAACTGGTCGTAGTGTCGGGCGAGATGCGAGTGACAGCCCCGTTTATCGTCTGGGGGGATGTCCGTCTGCATCAGGCGGCCCATGGCCGCTCTGACTCCTCGCCAGACGACCGGATGCGATTCGGAAGCCTTGTGGTGGGGAAGTTTGTAGGAGCCCTTGTTCTCGGGCGCGTTCGAGTCGTACCAGGCGCACATCGCGCGCAGGTCGTCGACGTCCGCGCGGGCGATCTCGCCCGGCCCGTCCCAGGACGTGTCCGGCTCGGCCTTCGGCGTCGCCCGGAAGGGGATGACCGTCCGCAGCTCGAGCTTGCCCTCACGCGCGGCTTGACGCAGCTCGCGCATCGTGACATCCGTGTCCGGGTAGGCAGGGAAGGTGACGACGGAGACGTCGAAGAGCTCGTCGACACGGAGAATCGTGCGCTCGATCTCCTCCGAGTCGTGATCCTCGTGCCACTCGTCCTCGGCGATGGTGAAGGCGAAGGACATCTGGTCGACGTCCCCGCGCTGCATCGCCATCCGCAGATCGGAAGCGGCCGAGGTCGGGGCAAGTCGCGCCCACACCTTGAGTCCCTCCGCGTCCTCCGAAAGCTCCAGCGTGCCCGACTTGGTACGGGCGAGCGCCAGGCCGTCATGGTTGAAGAGAAGCCGCACATCCGGCTTCGAGTCGAGAACGGAGGTGAAGGCTCCCGGAGCGATCCGCTCCCGGAAGGTGCCGGCGAAGGTGAAGAGATCCTCCGACCAGCGATTGAACACCGCGGCGTGCCCGGTCAGCGTGAACTCCTCGCCGTTGCCGGACTGACGCACCTCCACCCGGTCAATCGGCGCAACGAAGGCAGAGCGAAGCCCCGACCTCTCGGTCGGCATCAGTGTCTCGGTCATGTGTGCCTACCCTTCTCCGAAGAGCGCCGCGAGCTCGTCCTCGGGGATCGACTCGTGGCCGTTTCGTGAGCGCACGTTGGGCGCGCTTCCTGTGGGGGTGACGAGCAGCTCGTCGCCGCCCTCGAGCGGCGGATAGTTCTCGAGCGCGCGGATTTCGTTGCCGGTGATCCAGCCGCCCTGACGGGCGTCCTTGTATCCGCGAACGCGGGTCACGAAGTCGGCCCGCTCGAGTGCATGAGTCAGGAACTCCCCGAACAGTCCCGACTCCCAGAAGAGATCCTCGTCGGCCGCGAACGCGCGCTCGATCCGGCGCAGCCGGGGAAGCAGGTTCAGCTTCAGGAAGTCCCCCATGCGCGCGTTGCGATCGGTGATCTGCTGCTCGTCGCGGAGCTCCACGAAGGAGCGCGGCCAGCGCCAGATACGGCACACGTCCTCGATCGAGAGCTGCTTGGCCTCGATGAAGAGCGCGTCCTGCATGGAGATGGGGATGGACTTGACGTCCGCGTTGCCCCACAGGAAGCCGGGCTTCCACTGCCGCCCGACGCCCTGGTGCTCCGCGTTGTGGGCGTCTCGCATCTCCCGCGCGTGCTCCCGGCTCTGGGCGCCCGTGAACCAGTAGGGCGGGATGGCGCCGTTCCGGAAGTAGTCGCCCTCGAAGCCCTGCATGGCGAGCGCGGCGCCGAGCGGATCGCGATGGACGTGCAGCAGGCTCACGCCGGCGACGGCTCCCGGGCGAAGCGAGAAGCCCCGCACATGCAGGATCTCGGACGTCGTCAGATCGCGCTGCACCTTCCCCTGCGAGACGTACACGTCGAAGAGCTTCTGGCCGGTCTCCTTGTCCTGCCTGACCGTGACTCGCTGCGGGTCGAGCACGTACAGCTCGTACACTCGGCGCCGGAACTTCGCCTTCTGGATGAAGGCGTTCTGAGTCGCCTCGAGCGAGAGCGCGACGTCGTAGAAGAACTCGAACGAGTCGCAGGTATCCGAAGGTCGGTCGTGCAGCAGGCCGTACTGCCACGCCTCCGGGGCCCGCTCGCGGACCGGCGCGTCCGTGTAGACCATGAAGGGCAGGCTCGCGACGATCTCTGCCGCCGAGCGCGTCACGTTCGAGACGGCCGGAAGCCCAAAGGCGCTGTCCGGCGTCACCGCGAGACCGGCCGCGGAGAACGAGCCCGAGCGAAGACGGCTGACGTCCGAGGCGTTGCCCCATTCGGAGCGCAACTCGATGTTCGTGCCGAAGCGGTTGCGGACGATCATCTTCGCTTTCTGTCCCAGTCGATCAAGTGCGCGAGTTTCCGTTCTAGCTGTCGGCGAGTGAACGCATGAACATCGTGCGCTACACCGAGAGTGTTCATCCCGAGTTCCATGATCGGCACGGCGAATGGAGAGTCCCCTTGCGGATACTCAACGTTCACATGTCCAGACCACGAGAAGCGTCCCTCGCGTCGGATGATCGACTCGTAGACTGTCACGCCCGCACCGTCTCGATCAGGATGACCCGCTCGCGCGGGATCCACGCCTCTCCCTGAAGCTCGATCGTGCGTCCCGTGCCCTCCACGATCTCCGCCTTGAGCAAGCGGTAGTGACCGTTCCAGGAGTTGAGCAGGATCCCCTCGACCGTGGGCGCCGGGTCGAGTTGGTGAACCCGAACGCGACGTCGACGAAGGACGAGCATCAGTAGAGAAGCCCACTCCCCTGGCCTGAGCCCAGCTCGCAGTTCACCATCGCGGCCGCGCTCAGAGCGTCGATGACGCGCGAGTCCTGCATGTCCGCCGAGCGCGACTGCTTCTCGCGGTCGAAGCGCGCCTTCCCGTCCGGGAGCACGCGCACGACTGCGTTCAGGACGTGCCGGCGCAGGCCCGGATCTCCGGTGTGCCAGAGCCAGCCGTTACGCAGCGCCTCCATGAAGCGCTCGTAGTCCTCGGCCATGAGCGCGTTCCCCTGCGCGCGGTCGATGACCGTCGCCCCGATCTCGGAGGCGATCCAGTCCGCGAGCTGCTCGGCGCGGGTCGTGTCCATGACCACCGTGTGCAGCGGGTTCCGCTGATGGAGCTCGAGGATCGCCTTCTCCACGAGCGCGGGGTCGAGCGTCGAGCCGTCACGGGGCGGCTCCAGGATCGTCGCCGGACCGAGAAGCCGGAAGCGCTCATCGCGGAGCCAGAAGGGAACGAGCGCCGTCGTGTCCCACTTCCAAGCCACATCCAGGCCAGCCGCGATCGGCTCTCCCGCCGGGATCTCCGTCTTCGTCTGAGCCGCGTCCCACTCGGCCTCCATGATCGCCGCCCGGATGGAGCGCGAAGGCCGGTTGCAGGTGAAGCGCTCCCAGTGCTGCGGCGTCAGCGTGGGCGAGCGGAGCTTCTTGGCGAGCTCCTTCTCGGTGATCGCGGCGAGCGGGTTGCAGCGCTTCACGGCGCCGAGATCGGACGGATCGGCGCCCTCCTCGAGCGCGTATTCGTGGAACTCCATCTCCTCCGAGCGACAGTGGACGAAGCCCGGCCGACGCTCGAGGACGGGAACCGTCTGGCGGATCCTCTTTCGCTGCTCCTCGAACTCGCTCCCTGCCTCGCCGGCAGTCGAGATGATCACGAGTTGGGCATGGCGCTTGCCCAGTTTCCCCAGCCAAGTCTCGTATAGCTCGAAGCTGCGATGGCGGTGGAGCTCGTCGATGAAGGCGTAGGGATAGGGGATCACCCCGTCAGCTGTTCCCGCGTCCGCCGCGTGAATCTCGAGCGAGCCGAGGATCTCACCCCGGCGTGTCTTGCCTTGCGTCCGCAGGTCGATGCGGCGGTAGCCGTCGAAGCACTCGAACCAGAGGTTCGCCTCGTCCAGGTCGGAGCGGCGCAGGAAGCCCTTAGCCTGCCGGTACAGAATCCGCGCTTGGTCGCGAGCGGAAGCGGCAGCGGGAATTAGAGACTCTTCCGAGAAGCGCAGCCCATAGATTCCTAGTCCACCAGTGAGCGTTGTCTTGGCGTTCGCCTCCGGCACGATGTACCAGTTCTCCGATGCGCCTCGGAAGATCCCCTCGACGACCTCG